GTGGACGGCTTACGATCCAGTTGAAACCCATGACCACTGTGGTATTGAATTCACCATGCCCTCCCTAACTGTTCAGGACGAGAAAGATGAAACTGATATCAACTACATCGTCAATAAGTACGCTGACGGTCAGAAAGGCATAGCCACTCTCGATCTCGGTGATAGTTCGCAGTATGCTTATCTCCAGTTCGGAGATGCAACGCTTCCCGGCGACTATAGTACAGCTCTCGAGCTTGTTTCCGGAGTTCGTGAAGAATTCTACAGCCTGCCCGCTTACGTTCGAGCGAAATTCGGTCACGATCCCATGAATTTCATCAACCAATTGAACAATCCTGAAACGCTCGAATATCTCCAACGAGAAGGCTTGTATGGTAGCAATTATACCTCTGATAAACCACAACAGTCCTTAAGTAGTGAACAAACACAAGAAAAAAATAACACTTTAACTCAGAATAATGAAAAAACACCAAAATAGGGTCACCGAAGCCAGTTACATACTTGATGTAACTGGCGTAGGTGACACAAAAATAAACTAGAACCTAAGAATGATTTGCTTTAGGATAATTCTTAGGTTTACACTTCTAAGAAGGTGAAAAATTGTCTCGAAAAATTAGAGTTCGAGGACATCGCTTCAGCGATGCTCCTGCAATGTATATGCGGCGGACGAAATTCGACCGCTCGCATGTTTATAAAACAACTTTCAATTCAGGCAAGCTCATACCTGTATTCGTTGATGAAGTACTGCCTGGCGATACTACTAGGATGTCTATTAATTACTTCGCTCGATTGGCTACTCCTATTAAGCCTATCATGGATAATATCTATCTCGACTGGTTTTTCTTTTTTGTCCCAAATCGCCTTATTTGGGAACACTGGCAGAATTTCTGTTTCGAGCAGGAAGACCCTGATGACAGTACTGATTATGTCATCCCTTCCATCATGGCTAATGCTAACATTGATAATCATTACGTAGGTTCTCTATGGGACTATTTCGGATTGCCTGTCAACACGTCTAATACTATATCTGGTGTTAGCGCTCTTCCATTCCGCGCTGTATACCTAATCTGGAATGAATGGTTTCGTGATGAAAATCTCCAGAAGTCGGTCAAGATTCAGAAAGGCGACACCAATGAAATATTGGATGCTTCTCGCGCTTCCGATCAGCCTTCTTGGTTGCTCGAATCTGGAAATAGCATTCCCCCCGGATATCCTTGCCCCCCTCGCGGTAAGCGCCATGATTACTTCACTTCTGCTCTGCCGTGGACACAGAAGGGACCCGGTGTGTCTATAGGCCTGGCCGGTACCGCTACTCTAGTTGATCCTTCGCCTATTCCAGGTTTTTTCGTTCAGCAGCCTAATAATAGCTTAGGTGCTGCTCAGCTTTCGAAAGATGGCGGCGTTCATGATGTATTTACTGCAAACGGTACATTGCAGTATCAAGGTGGTTATGATGTCGCTATAGCCGGTCACTCTATTAACGATTCTAGTGTGTCTACTATCACCGCCCAACCCGGTTCCTCTTGGCTTTCTAAGAATTCTTTTGCCGACCTCGACAGTTCGAGTATATTCACTATCAACAGTCTTCGCACCGCTTTTCAAATGCAGAAATTCTACGAGCGCCTTGCTCGCGGTGGTAGCCGGTATACTGAAGTGCTTCGCTCTTTCTTCGGTGTAGTTTCTCCAGATGCCCGTCTTCAGCGCCCTGAGTTCCTCGGCTCTTTCACGAAGATGGTTAACGTCAATCCAATAGCTCAGACTTCAGCGACCGACACTACCTCTCCTCAAGGTAACCTTTCAGCTTATGGTGTTACTGCCGCTAAGTTCCATGGATTCACTAAATCTTTCGTCGAGCACGGCTATATTATAGGCTTCGTTAGTGCTCGCGCCGACCTCACCTACCAACAAGGCGTTAATAAGATGTGGCTTCGTTCTACGGTCTATGATTTCTATTGGCCGACATTCGCTCATCTTGGTGAACAGGCCATTGAGCTTCGCGAGATCTACGCTCAAGGTACTGAAGCTGATAAAACTGTTTTCGGCTATCAGGAGCGTTATGCCGAATATCGCTACAAACCTTCGCAGATCACGGGCAAGTTCCGTAGCTCTGTAACTGGTGGTAACCTCGACGTCTGGCACCTATCTCAGTTCTTCAGCAATGCTCCCACTCTGAATGAGGAATTCATCACAGAGAACCCACCGATTAAGCGCATTATCGCGGTTCAAGATGAGCCTGAGTTCTTGCTCGACATAGGCTTCCGTTATACTACTATTCGTCCTATGCCTATGTTCGGCACTCCCGGCCTTGTTGATCACTTCTAGAAGGAGTTGGTTATATGTCATGGCTTTCAAATACATTAGGCAGTGTTGCTGGTTCTGTTCTTGGATCCGCAGTCCAGAATCATTATAATTCCGCTAATGCCGCGCAGGCTAATGCGTGGAACGTTGAAAATTATAAGCATCGTTATCAGTGGGCTGTAGATGATATGCGTGCCGCTGGTCTCAATCCTGTTCTTGCTGCAACTAATGGCATAGGCGGCTCTATATCTGGAGCTTCAGCTGCTACTGTAGGTATGAGTGATATCGGTTCTACCATGAACTCTGCTAGAGCCGCTAGTGCCGCTGAGCGGCAGGCGAAGAATGCCGAGCATCTTGCGATATCTCAAATTGACAAAAACGTCGCAGAAGCCGATTCTACGCGCCAGGCGACCCATGGAATAGTTCTAGACAACGGCATTAAGGCTAACAATTTAAATCTTGCCGAGCAAACTTATGAAAAACGTCTTGGTTACGAACTTCAGCGCATGGATCAGGAATTGCAGAATCTAAGGCTTCAAGGATCCTATCTTTCTTCAGGCATACTTTCCAATATAGCTTCAGCTAATCAGTCTAATTCTGCCGCGAGTTATGCTTCCCAAAATGCTCGTCTTTCGAAGCAGGAAGCTGATTTCTATGATTCGTTAGGCGTTGGCAATTCAGGCCTTGGTCACATTCTTCGCGGTATTGGTTATCTTTTCAAATGAAGGAGTGTTATGCATATTATGTCAAACAAAACTACTATGATATTAACTTTCATCGTCACAGTCGTTGTTCCATTCATTCAAGAGGTTGTTGACCTTATCGAAGCTCTGAGAGGTCGTTCTACTCCATCTACTAAGCTTGTCAGTCAAGTCGCATCCGACTTTTCGCACGATGTTGACAAACTTGTTGAGCCAGTTGCTGATAAGAATGACTCTAAAAAAACTAGCCGTTTTTTCGGTTCTTGGAGGGACACTAAATGAAACGTCGAAGACTATCTAATCGTGGTTCTCGCCGTCTTTTCCGGCGCACCTCCAAATCTCGCCGCAGAAATTTTAAAAGAGTAGGACGAGGTGGATTTAGGATTTGACAATCCGACTAAATCCTGATACAATCGGTACAGGTGATAAGTATGGTTTGTTACAACCCTATTCTCATGTACCCAGTTGAAGGAGCGATCACGAAAAATGGCAAGCAACATTATTCCTTCTACGGAAGCCTTAGCTCTCACCCTGAGCTTGCTGGCGATAGCCGTTTCATTCGCTGTTCTTGTAAGCAATGCATTGGCTGTCGGCTCGAAAACTCTCGTCAATGGGCTGTCAGAGCTGTTCACGAAGCCCGTACTTCGTCTTCTGCTTATTTCGTTACTTGCACTTTCGATGATTATTATTTGCCAACTGATAGAAGTTTGAGTAAAAAATTTCATCAGACGTTCATGAAAAATCTTCGTCGCGAGTATGGCAGTGGTATTCGCTTCCTCGGCTGCGGTGAATATGGTGAACTTCATGGTCGTCCCCATTATCATTACATCTTGTTTAATATTGATTTTTCTGACAAAGTTTTTCGGTTCCGTGCAGACGGTTATAACACTTATACTTCTGCTCGCTTCGCTAAGATATGGAAATACGGTATGCACCTTATTGGTGAGTTTAGCTTCGACGCTGCTGCTTATGTCTCGCGCTACATAGTTAAAAAGCAGACTGGCAGTAAAGCTGTTGCTCATTATAATGGCCGCGCTCCTGAGTTCATGATTGCATCTAATCGTCCCGGTATAGGCGGAAAATGGCTTGAAGAGCATGGTGAAGAGTGTTATGCTAATGATTTCGTTGTCATCAACGGCAAGAAAATGCGGCCTCCTCGTTATTACGATAAGAAGTTTGATGAAACGCATCCTCATTGGATGGAATACGTTCGCAACAACCGTATTGAGAAGATGCTTCATAATTTGGAAAATAATACTTATGAACGTCTTGTTGACCGCTGTCGCGTTCAAGAAGGTAAGTACAATCATTTTCTTGGCAGAAAGCTTGACAAAGTATTATGACTGTGTTATCATTAAATCAGAAACGAGGTGATGCTTATTAGCGAATTCGAAGCTGTTAATAATTTCTGTCGCGAGCGCAATATTTCTTTCGACTATTCTTTTCGCGGCAGTAAATATGCCGCTTATCGCTTGAAGCCTGACGATTCCAGAGTTATTCGTCTAGATAATGACTATTATGTCATATCAGCTACGCTATATCTCATGATTCGTAGGTATCTAATTGCAATTAGAAAAGGAGATGGTTCCGCTGAGACTCTATTCCATTTATGACTGTAAGGCTGAACAGTTCAGCCCTCCACAGGTTTACCACAATGACATGCTCGCCTTGCGAGCTTTCGAAGGTTTAGTCAACGATGATAAAACACTTATTAATAGCTATCCTGAAGATTTCAGTCTTCATTATGTCGGTAACCTTGGCGATTCTGATGGCCGTTACTACATTGAAAGTTCTGACGAATCCCGCGTTCCTGTACTGGTTGGTCGCGCCGTAGATTACGTACAGGATATTGACGAAGGCTCTACTAAATGATAAAATAATAAAGAGCGTATCAGAAAAAGGACGATCTCGCAAGAGATCGCCCTTTTTTTGTACGCACGCCCGCCGCGTTTAGGCGCCTGTGAACGGAGGTGAAAC